GCCGTTAAGTAATTAATAGCCACTTATACCGCTGTTTTACAGTGTTTCTGGGGAAAATTGGGGAAAGTAATTTATTACTTCCTAATATTATCCAGTATGTTAAGAGCAAGCTCACGTTGAGTTTGCTCTTTTTCTTTTAGCATGTGACTATACACACTGAGTGTTATTCCGATGTTAGAGTGCCCAACTCTTTTAGAAATGTAGTCGATGTCAACACCGTTGTGTAAGAGGTAGGAGACGTGAGAATGACGTAAACCATGAAATCTTATCGAATGAACGTTGGCTGATTTAAGTATCCGTCTTAAATTGTTTTGTACGGTTTGATTTGACCAATAGTAGAACAGATTCACCTCATCATTTTTATTAAAATAATCAGTCATGGTTTTTGTCAACCTGGAAGAAATCGGAATAATTCGTATAGATGATTTATTTTTAGGCTTAGTAACCATTTTTGCTCCGCTAGAATATGATTTTGTAACGCTTACTTCCTGTTTTGCCAAATCAAAGTCTGATCTAGTTAAAGCCAGTAGCTCTCCGTATCGCGCTCCGGTTTCGATTGCGATTAATACTAGGAGATGAAAACGGTCTGCCTTCTCTATAATTGAATAGAGATAGTCTTGTAATCTCTCGAATTCTTGAGCATCAAGATAATTTTGTATACTTGTTTGCTTTTTACTACTGACTGCTTTAAGTCTTCCAAATACGTCACGTTCAATATATCCGTCAACATAAGCGTCTTTTAGGGAGCTTTTAACTGTCGTAGTAATGTTTTTGGTTGTTTCTAGCGAATGAGTATGACCGAACTCTATAATGCGTTCTTGGGCAATAGAGGGAGTTATTTGAGATAACTTCAATTCTTCAAACATAGTAGCGATATTCTTGGCGTATGTTTGATATTTCTTCATAGATGATATTCTGACGGTTGGTTCTTTATATGTTTTCAACCATTCAAGATAATAATTGCTAAAGGTCGTTTTTGATTTTTCTGGATCATATCCGTTTTTGACCTTAACTTCTTCCTTAGCAGCCCACAACTTAGCTTCACGTTGTGTATCAAATGTAGATGTAACTTTCTTGAAAACTCCGTGTCCGTTAACATAAGAGACGACTGCTCGCCATTTTTTACCACGTTTTTCAAAACTTGCCATATAAAAAAGCCTCCTTTAAAAAGGGGGCTTATATCTGTTATAATCTAATAGAACGCCCCGCGCGTTTACTTCTTTCTTAGCACACCTAGTCTTTGGTCGGATGGGTGTGCTTTTTTTGTTTATTTTAGAGACTTCATTGTCTATTATGTACGCCCGAAAGGGCATTAATTTAATTATTGTGGAAGATTTGCCACTGCATAGTCAGCTTGCTCTTGCGTAAACTTTTCTCCGGCATCGGAAGTTAGTTGTTCACGAATAGATTCGGGAGACATATCCATTTCTTGATATGATTTTGCTGATTCTAAAGCATTTTTGTTCCAATCGGTCTTAACGTTGTCAACAGCATATTGAGCAGCTTCTGGAGAAAATTTCTCTCCAGCATCTGCAGTTAGCTGTTCGTATAAACCAGCTTTTGACATGTGCATTGTGTTAGCGTATGTGTCAGCGCTATTTAGTGCAGATTTGTATTCTCTAGGAACGCTTGTTGAACTAGATTGCGCTGACGAGGAAGACGATTGAGGTGTGCTTGATGAACTTGCTACGCTAGACTCGCTTGATGATGAGGCTTCTTCTGAACTAGATGAACTTTCTTGAGATGAACTACTTACTTTTGCTTCTTTGCTGGAAGATGAGCTATCTGAATCGGAATCAGAGGCGCTGGCAGACCTTATTCCAGCACCGATCACAACAATAGCAAATAATATGAACCACCAACGTTTATAGAAAGGCTTCTTTTGAACGTACGTTTTCCCATCGTCTCCAGTTATCTTCTTACTCATAAAAAAATCTCCTCGAGCCTTTTTTTGTGGTTACTTAGCACATATATGTACACCGCAGGGCGGCTTATAGAACGACAACACCGATAATCTGTGTCTCATGTGTTTCATCAATAGGCATGTCATCATAACTCTTATTCAAAGAAACGAAACGTGCGCCTTTTTCATCATTGACGTACTTTTTTACGTATGCCTGATTATCATAGTAGGCGATAACAACTTGACCGCTTCGTGCTTCAAACGTTTTCTTAACAAAGATAATCTGCTTGTCTTCAAACAGTGGTCTCATAGATACACCGTTGACGATAACGGCATAATCATGTTCAGGAACAACGCCCTCATAAGGTACAAGTTCAGGTGTATTGTCTAAAAGATATTCGCCAGTACCAGCTGATACAGCACCACACACTGAAACTTCACTCTTTACAGGCATTGGGATAATGTTGTTTTGTTCATTATATTGTTGTTCTGTGTAGTTGTAAACATTAGTCTGACGTTCACCGTTCAACGAGTCGTACATTCGTATCAAATTAACTCGATTATCAACCACATGACTTAAATCTTTATTCATTAAGTCTGTAATTGAAACTCCAAATATTTCGGCGATATCGTTAAGCACCCCTATTTTTGGGGTATACTTGCCTTTTTCCCACTCGCTGACAGAAGAAGAACTTTTTCGACCAAGTTTCATCGCCAAGTCAATTTGATCCATTCCATGTTTTTCGCGTAGGTATCTTAAATTATTTGCGAACATAATTTTATCTCCGTTTTCTATACCTTATATTATACACGACTTCGGAAAAAATGAAATACGTTTCTGAAAAAATGATTCAGAAAAACCGAAATTAGTTGTTGACTTCGGAAAAACCGAAGTGTATACTAAAGGTATTGAAAGGAGGCGATTAAATGTTAGCTAATAAGCAAGCGTTATTCGATATACGAATGCAAAAGCGATTGACACAAAAAGATTTGGCACTTGCTTCTGGATTGTCTGAAAGAACTATCAACACATACGAATCCGACATTGACAATCTTAGAAACGCCCGTTACAAAAATGTTGAAAAAGTCGCGAACGCGCTCGGTGTATCAGTAGATGAAATTTTTTTGTCTACCGTTTCGGAAAAACCGAAACAAAAGCAACCAGCATAGGAGGAAATTATGGAAAACAAAAATGTAGTAATTGTAGAACCAGCAAACGACAAAGAGTTTGGGACTACAGTTTTGAATTCAAAAAATTGGGATCGAATCGTCATCACTGATTCAAATGGAAAAAAAGTAGCAGAAATTAACGGTGAGACCGCAACTCCTGCTACTGGATACTTGGTTGAAATGTATCCTAACTTTGATTAACCCTTTGGTGGGTGAGAGTCGTTTCCATAAGAACTTCGGTCTCTGATTTTGCCATCACGGCCATGAGTTAGTTCTTCTGAGTTTTGGTTCTTGGCGATGTCTTTAGCCTTCTTAACAGCGTCAGACTGTTTTGAATAATTCGCGGTGGCACGTGAATTTCCTTCGCCTTTGACATTCCAACCACCAGCGCCATCTGGGACGACATGTTGATTTTTACCCATAAAATTAAATCCTTTCATAAGACTAGGCAAATGAGCCAGTAACTAAAGGATAGCACAGAAAAAGCCCGACTAGTGAAGTAGCCGAGCTGTGGAATATTAACTATTCCATTATAACACGTAGAACACGAAAGGAATATTATCATGGCAACAGCATTTCAATTAACACCTGAGCGTGTTGAAAAAATAGAAACATACAACAGAATAGGTTGGCCGAACTTGATGACGATTTCGTTATTGGAGTTGTACACACAAACTAGTCAAGATACATTACGATCAGTTTTTCTAAGCAGAGACGATGCACCGTTCATTAAATACCATCAACGTGGTGGTGTGATTCCACGAAAAGCATGGGACGCGTTTACGGCTGCTATATCAGTTGGGAAAACATATGAGGGTGAAATTTAGAAAGGTAAACAACATGAATAAAGTAGAGACGTTTAACTTTGAAACTAACGAAGTGAGAACAGTAGTGATTGACGAAGAGGTTTGGTTAGTTGCAAAAGATGTAGCCAAGACACTGGGATATTCTCGGACAGCCGATGCAATCAAAGCTCATGTTGATGAAGAAGACAAAGGGGTCGGTAAAATACAGACCCCTGGTGGAATGCAACAAATGACAGTCATCAACCAATCAGGAGTTATTTCACTAGCACTATCAAGCAAATTACCATCAGCACGAAAGTTCAAGCGTTGGGTGACATCAGAAGTTATTCCAAGTGTACTGAAAAATGGCAGTTACACAAAGCCACAAAGCACGTTGCAATTATTTGATAATGCATTGCAAGTTATGAAGGAACAAGAAACCAAAATTAACCACGTAGTTGACAGAATGGATGAGTTTGAAGATGCTCAGGAAATAAGAAGCTGGGAACAAACAGAACTGTTGCGTATGAGACGTAATAAAGTATTTGCCATTCTTGGAAACAAACATACAAAACGATACAAAGCTTTGTCTAGTGAAGTTTATCAGGCAATTAGCCATGACTTTAAATCACAATTCAATGTACCTAGATACAACGCCTTGCCACGTAAACGGTTTGAAGATGGTAAACAGTTCTTCATCAACTGGGAACCAAGCAATTTACTAGAATTGGCTATCAAGGGCGCGGAACAAACGGCATAAGGAGAACATTATGACAAACAAAGAACAATATCAAAAGGTGGCACAGAAAATAATTCATCTTTTATCTCAGGCAGACGTAGCATTAGCAAACTCTGAATTTGATGTGGAAACTAGCGAACCAATTGAATATGAGTATTACGTTGAATCATTAAAAATGCAAGGTGTAATTCGTGCCGCTCTGGAATCAGGTGCAGAAATCAAAGTTGAAAACAACGGCGATATAACTTACCGAGCAAAAGAATTTTAGGAGTAGACCATGGAACAAACAGAAGTTAGATACGCAAGTTGGTTGGACGAATTTATTGACTCACACGAGGATTTGAAGAAGTCGTTGTCTGAATTTGATAAGGATATTCGCCACACAGGACAGCAACAAATTGCTCGTTCAATTCGTGGATTTGGAGGTAAATAACATGTGGTTTTTACAAATAATAGCAGTAGCAATCGTGCTAGGCGTAGTGTTCGTAGGCGGCATGATACAAGGCGAGTCACAGGAACGTGAACATCAACGTAATAAGCGCCGCTTGGAACGTATGGGTGGTACAGATGGTAGCAACAAGTACATGCGGGTTAAATAAAAAAGCGCCTAACTGCTACAACAGTTAAAGCGCTGGATATAAATTATTTGATAGTAAATTTATATCTCGATTATATCAAGAAACGAGGTAAAAGCAAATGGTAGTGACGTTACCTGAACCATATAAACCACGACATGATTTTGAACGTGATTATTTTGAGGGAAAGGAAGTCATTCCGTTTCACGATAAATGTTTGTATGTTTATGCATTAAATAATACAGATGAAGCCGACTTTATGTGGATGACTTATGAAGAATTGCAAAAAGAATGCTACTTCGTTTATGTGGTCAAAGTCGGAACGAAAGAAGTTGTTTGTGCCGGCGAAGCACTCGGTACGTATTTGGAAAAGAACTGCCTAAACGGTGTGTACAAGGGAATATTAACGCCCTATAGCACGTATGGCGAAGAAGCAATTAAAGAATTGGAGTGGAAGTAACTATGGCAAATGAAGTAGAAACAATCAGCACGTTTGAATTTACAAATGTTGTACCAGCTAAAGTTGAAGCCCCTGGTCTTGATGAACTGGTAGCCAACACAGATGCAATGCTTAAAAAGTATCGTGAATTTCCAGTCGTTGAGGAAAATTATGATCAGGCAAAAAAGACACGTAAGGAATTGCGAGACACCGTTGAAAATATAGCAACTACTCGTAAGGACACCGAGAAAAAGATTCTAACTCAGTGGTCTGATATCAAAGCAAAAATTATGGGCATTGAAAAGTCTGGTAAAGAAGCAGATCAATTAATGACCAAACAAATGAATGTCGTTGAAGAAGCACGCAAAGAAAAACGTCAACAGGTTATTACAAACGAAGTAACAAAAATAGCCAGTGACAACGGTATTGATGTTTCGCGAATTGAATTTAACCCAAAGTGGGTCAATGTAACTTACAAACACGGCGACATGGTAGCTGAAATTGAAGCGCAAATTACATCCCTCAAAAAAGATGATGAACTTAAAGCGTTGCAGATTAATCAAATTGAAGCTGATGCCGGCAATTTAGGAGTTGAAACTAGTCCTTATGTTTCAATGCTTGATTATCGTGACTTGGCTGACATTAGAGCTCAAATGAAGCGCGATATTGAAATTAAAAAAGCCAAGGAAGAAGCAAAAAAAGAAGCTCAATTAGAAGCTGAACGAAAGCAAAAAGAACGTGAGGAAAACGCAACAAAGATTGGCGATAAATTAGTTGATGATGACGGTGAAGTAGTTACTCCAGTTCAAAAATCAGAACCAGAGGTGTTCACTCGTAAGTTAATCGTCACTGGAACACGCGAACAACTTAAAGCAGTAGCCAAGTTTATGACGGATAACAATATCAAATTTGGAGGCGAGTGATGAGCGAATACAACACGCTTTATGAGGCGTTAGCTGAAACGCAGAATAATATCGAACAACCAAAAAAAGATGCCAGTAATCCAATGTTCAAATCAAGTTATGTGACTTTGGACGCTGTTATTAATTCAATCGTAAAAGCTCGTAAAGAGGCAGGTGCAAAATTCTTTTTCACTAATGTTGTCGACAACGGAGTAATGCTTACTAGAATTATTGGTTATGGCGAAACGATAGATTTAATCGGTTCAAAAATTGCTGATGATTTAGGCAATCGAGGAACAAACTCGGCTCAAGCAGAGGGATCAGCATTGACATATGCAAGACGATACAGCTTATCCATGGCATTTGGTATCGCAAGTGATGTTGATGATGACGGCAATGCAGCAAGTAAAAATACAAAGCGCCAACAAGCACCACAGCAAAAACTGATTACAAAAGAACAACTGCAATTATTAGAACGATTGATTGCGGATACATCAAAAATAAGTGGTAAAGACATGATGACCTATACCTTAAAATCTGTCGGTGTATCAGCCCTCAAATTCGTTCAAGAATCAAACTACAAAGCATTATTAGCAAAAGTAACAGAATGGCATCAAAAAGCAGAGGAGCAAGCAAATGAATCAAGTGAACCTAACGGGACGACTAACTAAGGATATTGAATTACGTTACACACAATCAGGCAAAGCAGTCGGAAGTGGAACGATAGCTGTTAATCGTCGATTTAAACAGCAAGATGGCCCGACAGCGGACTTTATCAATTTCACCATGTGGGGTAACGCAGCGGAAAACTTTTCAAACTTCACACACAAAGGCTCTCTAGTTGGTCTGGGTGGTGAATGGCAGACACGTAACTATGAAAATAATGCTGGTCAGCGAGTTTATGTAAATGAACTCAACGCTAATACTTTTGACCTATTAGAGCCAAGAGGCGAACAGCCACAATCTAGTCAATCAAACAATAAGAATGTTGCTGATGTTGATCCATTCGCCTCTAAAGGAAACAGTCCATTAGATATCAGCGATGATGACCTACCATTCTAAGGAGACAACATGGTAGAAGAACAAGATATTAAGTACTTCACCCAGATACCAGCTTGGGTTGATGAATTGGATAATATCAGCGACTTTCAAGCAAGGCTGATTGGATATATATATACTTTCGAAAATATAACTGGTTCAGCCTTCCCAAGCAACCAGAGAATAGCTAAAAGATTCGGAAAAAGTACAAAAACGGTACAAACTGCTTTGAGCGATCTATACGACAAAGGAATTATAGAAAGCTCATTAGTTTATAAAAGTGACTCAAAAATAATTGAAAAACGTTATTTAAAAGTAACTTATAGACCTACCCTCGAAAACGAGGCTACCCTATCCCCGAAATCGGGTATACCCTATACCCAAAAACGAGGGGAGGCTACCCCCGAAAACGGCGTAGATAATAAATCAATTAATAAATCAATTAATAGATTAAATAATAATAACGTTCACTTTGAAGAAATTTGGTCTTTGTATCCAAAAAAGTCTGGCAAGAAAGTCGCTGAAAGAGAATTTAATAAAGCGATAAAAAATGGTGTTAATCCAGATGACATCAAAAATAAAATATTGGAGTACAACAAACAAATTGAAGCGAAACAGACACCCAAGCAGTTTATTAAGCAAGGTTCAACGTGGTTTAACCAATCGTGCTGGGAAGACGAGTATGATTTAACGCCAATTAATGGTAATGCTAAAGAACCAATGAAGAATGGAGGCTATGGAACAAGATGAATAGCCTCAAGGAGATGTTAGAAAACGATGAACGCTTTGCCAAGAACAAGGTTAGCGATGAAGAATTGCAAGCATGGCGTGAAAAGGTAGAACGTGAAGACCAGGAACGAGTTAGGCAAGCATTGTTTAATAACAGGGCACGTATCTACAAGCGAGATAGCGTGTGGGGAACCAGCGGTGAGCAGACGTTCACATTTCAGAAGTGGAATCCAAAAGTGCAACCAAATGAAAAGTTAGCCCACGATATTTGGAAAAAATCAGCAGACATCACAAAGAGAATGTTTGATAGTAATTTCAACGTTCTGTTCTATGGTGAAGCTGGTACTGGTAAAACGGCTATGGTGTTAGCAATCATTGATGCACTGAAACAGCACTCGGATAAGTTAAGCATGTTTGTCAGCGTTATGGACTTACGAGAACTGATTATGTATGACTTCAACGACAATGAAGCAGCTATCAAGATAAAGAACATTGAGCAATCAATGCGTGAAGTTGATGTGTTGATACTTGATGACTTTGGTTCTGAAGCTGGTGGTATGAAAAACGAAGGCAGTGCCACTGAAAGATTACAGCAGTTCTGGTTTCGAGTTGCTGAGGCAAGGCAAGTGAAAGATAAAGACGGCAACAAGCGTTACAGCACTATCGTGACCACAAACAATGATAGAGGCGATTTGGAGCGCATGTACAACAAGAAGATTGTTAGCCGACTGATTACAAAAAAAGCAGAGAACACGGTTGTGTTTGACGGATTGGACGATGTCAGAGAATGAGTTATCAAATGATTTGTACAGAAAACGACAGAGTGATTATGCGAGACCCAAGAGTGTTCACGAAGTTTGATGATGTGGAGTACGCATTAGCCAGGCGCATGTGCGTTGACAGTGAACCTTGGAATTGGGGTATAGAGGAAATTTGAGGAGTGAGGAAATGAAATTTGATGAAGCTTTAGAAGACATTAGTGCATTATCTTTAAACGAAACAGTAGGTTTGTCACCAAAAGTGGTAAACACAATTATTAATAAGCTTCGTGAAGAATATACACCAACTATTAAAATGACGGAGAAACAGCACAATATTTTTGTAAATTGGAAGTATCATACTGCGGGCTGGAATATGACTAACTGTGCTGAATGGGCAAGAGATGAAAATATAACAGCTAATAATGCTATGCAAGCATGGCTACACCCAGAAACAATCAAGGTAGTTGACGAATAGTGACTGAATTATTTGGACAAGTGAATAAGCTAGATCCAAACAAAGGGTTAGTCACATTGCAAATGAGCGCTGATGATATCCACACGCTAGAGAAGTATCACGCTAACGGACAGCCACAGGTAGTGTCATTGATAGCAAGTGATGAAAACGGTGTGTCAGCGCAACAGCGAAAGTTTGCGTTTGCATTGTTGCATAACATCTGGTGGTCGCAAGTGGGCGGCTACTGGATCGAAACACCTGAAACGGTTAAACAGCACTTCTATGCAATGTATGAGTATTACAACAGCTTAGACTTTGGAGAATTTAGTTTGAGTGCTGCTAAAGGTACTAAGACTGATACCAACCAATTCATCAACATGTTGCTAGATTATGCAGCACTTCACGACATTGCTTTGAGTGTGAAGCCGTTGAATGAACTGGAGCCACAGGAAATTGCACGGTGGGAGTACAGATGTTTGCTAGACAAGCGCTGTGTAATTTGCGGTAAGTCTCACGCCGACTTGGCACACGTTGATAGTGTAGGTGCTAACGGCGGTAATCGTCAGAAGATAAACCATTTAGGATTGCGAGCAATGAGCCTGTGTCGCCAGCATCATCAAGAGCAACATAAGATAGGCATTCAGTCATTTATGAACAAGTACCACCTGAACGGCATCAAGATTGACGAAAAAATATCTTTGGAACACGGACTGAATATAAAGTGATTTAAGCGATTAAAAGTAGTTTTGGTGTAATTATGCGAAAAGCATTCTAAAACGTCGTGATAAATTTACGAGCAAGGCAAATACAGTGCTCACAAAACAATAAAAGATATTTGAAAGGATAACAAATGAGTGAAGCATACGAAACAACAATCTATCGTGATTCTGATAATTCGATTATTCATATCGACACATCAGTTAGTAACGAGAAATACCGATTGAGAAAATACGCTAAAGAGTTTGATGTGGAACTGGTACATGATGAAATCGACACCGGCGGCTATACAGCTCTTAACGTGGACGCCAATCAATTTGCTGTCAGGTTTGATAGAGACGGATATATCACAATTTCTAAACGGCGTGAATATTCTGATGAAGAACGAGCCGCGCTGGTTGAGCGTGCACGAGTTAATTTGGGAAGGTAGGTAACCGAGTGACTAAATTTATTTTTGAAAGTGAATTGTCAGGAGACCCAGCGCCACACAACCAGTCGCGGTTTAATCCAAAGACGCGTCAAGTGTTTAAGAGTGCTAGAGAAAAAGCCTATATCCAAGAGCTTGAGTATCGACTACGTGCCGAAATCATCAAGGATAAGGCATTTGAAAGGTACGGTGAAGTTCCAATCAAGGTTGACTACATCTTTGGTTTTGCACCAACTAAGTCATGGAGCAAGAAAAAGATACAGCGTGCTTTGAGCCAAGAGATTTACCCGACAGAGCAAAACAAAGGCGATTGGGACAACTTGACCAAGTCAACGCAAGACAGGCTTAACAAGCTAATCATAGCTGATGACAGATTTATCGTGGACGGCAGAGCGAGAAAGATATTCACGCCTAATCCGTATCTAAGAATTGAGATTAAGGAAATAAACAATGAGTAAATCAGGATATATCGTTCAAATTAAAAATGAGTATTTCTTCCTGAACAACATCACGCAAGACGATAGTAAGGCGTATTCATATAAGTTGGAAGAACTAGCTGATACTGATTGGGTCAAGCGCTACGATCCAAAATACGACAACCCACAGTATCATCAGCGACTACGTGACACGATTATTAAAAGAATCAGCTATCTGTACCGTGAAAACGTTGGTAGATTCTTCGTGTTAGGTAATCACGGCAAGATGATTGAAATTTAGAAAGGTAATTAGATGAAATTTTTAGATCTATTCAGCGGAATAGGTGGTTTCAGATTGGGACTTGAACGTTCAGGACATACGCCTGTTGGTTATGTTGAAATTGATAAATTTGCACGTCAATCATATCAAGCAATGTATAACACAGACGGTGAATGGACTGCCGAAGATATTAACAAAGTGACAGATGAAGAGTGGAGAAAATTTAATGGAACAGTTGAACTCATTGCAGGGGGATTCCCTTGCCAATCATTCAGTATCGCTGGAAAGCGTGAGGGATTTCTTAACCAAACAAAAGGAACGTTATTCTTTGAGGTTGCCCGAGCGGTTAAACAAATCAAACCACGCTTTGTATTCCTTGAAAACGTCAAAGGGTTACTCAATCACGACAAAGGGAACACTTTTAGAACAATCCTCAACACGTTTGATGAATTGGGGTACGATGTCGAATGGCGTATATGCAACAGCAAAGACTTCGGCGTTCCACAAAATCGGGAACGAGTGTACATTATCGGACATCTTAGAGGAGACGGTGGACGATAAGTATTTCCTTTCTTCGGAAAAGACGGAGAAACTAATCAGTCAACTATAAATGTAGTTGGTAACACGGATAAACCAGAGCAGACACGTCATGGAGATAGAGGACGTGTATTTGGAACAGATGGGTTGATTGGTACGTTACAGGCTAGTGATTACAAAGAGCCTAAAAAGATTCTTATCAATCCGGCAAATGTAAAACAGGTTGGAAATATATCTGAAAGCAATTCATTTGGTGGTAACCCACAAACCGGTCGTGTGTATTCTGATGACGGTTTAAGTCCAACGCTTAATACTATGCAAGGCGGTGGGCGTGAACCTAAAGTTGCCATACCAGTGTTGATTCCTGATCGGGTAAATAAAAGACAAAACGGAAGACGTTTTAAAAATGACGGCGATCCTAGTTTTACATTAACGGCACAAGATAGACATAATGTAATAGTTAAAGTCAAAGAAGCAACTAAAAAAGGATATGACACTGCAACAGTTGGCGATAGTATAAATATTTCACAACCAAACTCAAAAACAAGACGCGGTCGTGTAGGGCATTGTATCGCAAACACGTTAGTTACTGGTTCTGAACAAGCAACGTTGACAACAGAGTATCGCATTCGCAAGCTAACGCCACGAGAATGCTGGCGATTACAAGCGTTTCCTGATGAACTTTTTGACAAGGCACATCAAGCTGGCTTATCTGATAGTCAACTATACAAACAAGCTGGTAATAGCGTGACTGTTAATGTGATCGAATATATCGGTAATTTATTGAAAGAAAGGGAATGAGATGAAAATAGTTAGCTTACAGAGCGTGGGATTGGGAGCATCGTATACTCGTGGAGATGGTGAACAAATTATTGCACCAGATGAAATTTACGTTGGCCCAACCATTCTAAGTTCTTCTGGAAATTCGTTAGGTGTCACGGTTACTGAAATAAATTATCAACAGGGTGACTTTGATGCGTATGGTTTTGAAATATACACCGTCCACACATCAGACGGACACATCAGAGTGTTGCCAGCAGACAAGTACATTGCGGAATGGAGCGACGACACCGACCGTATCAGTCCTGATGACATCGGCAATGATATTCATGAGTTTTTACACGGAGGAGATAAGTGATGACTGAACCAGTAGCATATATGTGGAAAACAGTACAAGGAACAATAATTGGATTTACACCAAATGAAAATAGCCATTCAGGCGGACAACTTGGGATACCACTTTACACAGCGGAGCAGTTACACCAACGTGTGAAGATGACAAAAAAGCAATACGACAGATTGATGTGGGACAAACAAAATACTGATTTATCGACTTGTATTAGTTACTTTCTAGAACATGATGGTGTTAATAAGTTTGGATTATCAAGTGAAAATTTAAGAGGTGACTTAACACAAGAAGATATTGCACGAGCTTGGTTAAATCCAGACGAAACGATTGAGATTGTTCCTACAAAGAAGTGGTTTGTGAGAAGTAAAAAGCGAGATTATGATGGTGATTATGCTTTTCTAGCTGGAATCATCAACACTAATGACTGGATATATCGCGAACAATATGATGATGTGATTGGTATGTTGTATCCTTTTGACACCAAAGAAGAAGCCGAAAAATGGACTAACCCACTAACAGAAGCGGTGCAGTTACCAGTGGAGGGCGAGTGATTATGTGGATAAAAAAACAAGTATATCAAAACCTCATGGACAGTATCGATCGGAGCGATATGGATATAAATATCCTAAAGCAACGATTGCGTAATTTCGAAAAAAAATCAGAACTTGATGAACTTTTCAATGATATGGGATACAAGAAGTCACAGATGTTCAAAGTGGATCTAATATTGCCAGCGTTTTACATTATGGGATATAACGAAAACGGTGCGGCCGAATTATATGGTGGCAGAGTGATGAATGGACACGACCTCTATAAGATTGTTATAGAAAAAGATGTGACTATTGAAAGGTTGGTTATTGTTCCGGTTAAAATTTTGGAGGTCAACAATGATTGAAATAGGACACAACTTACAGCATGCGATTGAGTCTGGCATGTTATTGTCAGCAATGGTCGCAGTTACTTATATTGTATTGAAATATTATGGAGGTCGAAAATGACATTTGATGAAGCTATTACAAACTTTGAACAAGAGGCGAATGATTTTGCTGGTTTAGTACCCATGGAAACCATCTATGAAATTATTTTAGATTTGCGTGATAAGTATGCACCAACAGTCGAGATGACTAAGGATAAAGTTAAAGAGTTAAATAGTATTGTCCATGAAGTTGGTGAGGAATTTGAACAGGATGAACTCCCTGATGATATCAGGACAACAGATAAAATGATTGAGTTGGAAAGTGGCTTTGTTTTGTTAAAAGATTTGAATGTAATTTTACACCCAGAAACAATCAAGATAGTTGACGAATAGGTAAAGGAGCAAAGCGTTGAATTATGACCGCAAAAGAACAATTAAAAACGTGTCAAGTTTCTTCGGTGATCCAACCGCTATAAATAGTTCAAGTGAATTTAAGGACTTGATAGACTTGGCACATCTCACAAGTAATGACTTGATGTATCATTCACCGGTTATATCAGATATGCCAAAAGCCACTTCGTTTGGTAATCGCACCGAAGATGCAACGATACGGCTGATGGAAAAGATGTCGGAATCAGAAATAGCAAAGTGGAAGATACAGTGCATTCTTCGTGCTATCAGAAACATGGACGGACGATTTGGTAACTTATTGTTCAACCGTCACTTTCAAAACATGACATTTGATGAACTAGCAGATTTAACTGGCTATTCAAGTGCTAATCTTAGTAAATTACTCAATACTGCATATTTAAAACTAGCGTTATGGACGGCCGATGAACTAGATTTGATAGTTTCAGTAGATGATTAGTAGAGATAGAGTAGAGATTTAGTATAAACACAGTGAATATATATGCAGTATATTAGTAGTGTTGATAATTAAGACGAGGTGAAGTTCTGTAATTTATTTAGCGATTGATTACTACGTTACGACGGACAGGCCAGTGCACTGGTGCGGGAACTTGTTTTGATATTGGTTATTGCTAATCCATTAAAAGCATATCCGAAAAAAGTTCGAGTGATTCTTTTCTACGAAACGTCAGCAATGCTGTTTCTTATTTTTCTAATCACTCAGTTACACACGTTTCGGAAAAAGCCACTGTGTATGTAAAAATACGATAGGTTGGAATATCTATCATTATGGCAGGTGGCGGAATAGGTAAACGCTATGACCATAGATTGATGGGCACGTCCCCATGAAAAGCAATCATGTAAGGTGCAAATCCTTACCCTGTCAATTAACAATATTAATCTAAGTGATGTATCAATAAGCCGATACACTCGTGGGTTTGAGTTAGCCATATGCGCATATGGGTGAATGTAGCTTAAATAGGGAAAGCATACGACATTAAGTTGTGTAACTTGTTGGTTCGAATCCAACCATTCACATTGCGGTACGTCCGCACAAAAGGAGATCAGTTTATGAAACAATTAATTAAATTATTTTTCGGTGTGGTTAGTGGTAAGTACAAAATTGTTGAGTATACTCGCTCAAACAAAGAAAACAGCGATAGCACAACCACAATGAGCTATGGGTTTGATGTTATCGGCTAACTCGCACAACTTAATAGCAGTCGCTTGCCTGCGATTGCGTACATAAATTACCGTATCATCAAGTCTACACAAACTTGGCGATAGAAAACGACGACGTATGTTGAAGAAGGCTGAAGTTCGGTTATATGGCTAAATGTCCTAGACGTTAACCAGATGAGATAATTTGGTTTGGTGTAGCATTCACAAATTACATGGTTAATCAGGGCGTACATACTTGCACCTTAACGGGTGCTTTTTTATTGGAGAAGATTATGAGCCAAATAATAGAATATCCAGTTATCATGACGAAACACTCAAAGGGTAACTTTTCGGTTTCATCTCCAAACATACCAGGAATGAAAGCCAAAGGTAAGATTATATTGCAAGCGTATTTACATGCTATTAAATCTGCAGAGACAGTTCTTGAAGGAAAGACGGAACCAAAAGTTTTTAGTGTACGAGATTGGAAATTGAAAGATAACCAAAAAATATTTGTTATTCCAGTGCGGGTGAAATCATGAAAATAGATGACGATTATGGAATTGTAGCCAGTGATGATGAACTAAACATCTATCGTAGGCTAGACAAGCAACAAAAATATAATAAGAAACACAAGAAGGCATCTAAACGCAAGTCGAATACAGATAAGCGCAAAGATGCCTTTTATGATGATAGGAAGTGGCGATAATGGGCTACACAAAATGGACTGATGAATTAAAGAAGCGTGTTCAAGAATTACATAACAAAGGTATGGCTTCTCCTGAAATTGTTGAAAGTCTTTATGCGGAGACCGGAATTTATTATCCTGTACGTTCGGTTCGTAGATACATGAATCCAAAACAGCCACATCCTCATAATGATGAAAACGACCATTTTAGTATCGAGCCTAAATATAGCTATGGCAGTGACGGTAAGGTTGATGATATTAAAATCACAGCTAAGTATCTACTACTGAACGAGCAGACACAGAAGACACCAGAAGATATTCTTGAGTATCTTAATCTTGATGTCAACGACTGGCGTATCGTGTCAGCAATTCCAAACCAATGGACGACACCAACGGATAATGGACCAAAGTGGAATTTCCAGTTAAAGGTTAATGTTAAGCCTAAGTTAGATGATGAATTAACGTTTGAAGATATTACCGAAATACTAAAGCAGGAAATTGAACCGTACACGGTGAAGCAAGTAGCGCACAGTGCTCACAATTTAGTGATTCCACTTCCTGATTTGCACTTTGGTGTGACTAAGAGGCAAGACGTTCAAAACCACTTAGACAGAATGCTAGACGTCATTAATAAGGGTTACAAAACGATTGTGATTGAACAGTTGGGCGATCTATTCCATTCTAGTCAGATGTGGTCATCACAGACTTTAAAAGGCACATTGCTTGATGAAGTTAATATGGTAGCTGCTTGGAATGATGCCAAATGGTTGTTTGATGTGTTAGTTACAGCGACACTAAAAAACAGCACCAAGGTATACGTTAAGCAAATGGCAGGTAACCATTCCGGCAACATGGAGTTTGCGTTTATGGAGTACCTACAAGCTAAATATCCACAGGTAGTCGTTCATAACAATATCAAGTTCCGTGACGCCTATTTATTGGATAATGTTGGTATCATGTTGGCTCATGGTGACTTAGCACCTAAGAACTTGCCTATGCTATTCGCAAATGAGTTCGGCGGTGTCTGGTCGTTATCCCACAGTCGCGAAATCCATAAAGGTCACTTCCATAACGAGAAGACAGTTGACAACGGTGGTGTGATTAGTCGACAGCTTGGAACAGTTAAGCCCAATGACAAGTACGAGATTATGAACGGTTGGACGTTATCCAAGAAAGAGCTATATGCACTTGAATATGATAGCGACAAGCTAGTTGCCGAGTGGCACGTTTAGGAGAATGATATGCAACAAGGACACCCAAGACATAAACAATTGAGTAGAGCTAGACACGAAATGTATTTGCACAATAGACATAAAGCAGAAGGTGTTTGGACTGCGATTAAGAATGTGATGACAGGTATTAACAACGCAATCAGTGTAGTGGGCAAGCGAATAGATAGTGCATTAGGAATTAACAAACAAATGTCTGCGCCTAATGTTGACTACGATAAGTTTGAGATTAAAGACATTGCAACGGATATGTTTAGAAACAATGCGGGAATAGTTAATAAGAATTAAGTTACACACATTTTATTAGCATTTCTGAAAGGAGGTGACACAATGACATGAAATTAACACCAAAGCAGAAGAAGTTTGCTGATGAGTATATCAAGACCGGCAATGCTACGCAGTCAGCGATTGAGGCGGGTTATAGTAAGAAGACTGCAAGGAGCGTTGGTAGTGAAAACCTGACAAAACCTGACATATCTGAATACATAGCAAAGCGATTGGAAAAGATTGATAAAGAGAAGATTGCAGAGCAAAAAGAGATATTGGAGTTTATGACTCGTGTCATGCGTCGCCAAGAAACAGAGCAAGTTACTAACGTATTGAAGAAACCTACTGTATTAACGGTGCACGGTTCTGGTGATGACAATACATATGAAAAAGTTGTAAACGAAGAGGTTGTTGAGGTTTCGGAGGTTGCAGGCAGTGTGGGTGACGCAGTTAGAGCAGCAGACCTACTCTCAAAGTTGATTAAACCAAGTAAGGAAGAAACATCATACGAAGATGATAAAGCACGTAAGATGAAAGCTGAAGCTGATGTGGCACAGATACAAGCTAAGCGCATGGCGGACGGTGAACAAAATAGCAGTGTAAATGTGAATATTGTGATACCAGAGCAGGAGGACAACAATGGCGAATGATTTAGTGATTGATGTTCCTGAAATGGTTGATAAGGCATATTACAAGCTGTACACATCAAAACAGCAATACATTGCATTGAAAGGTGCACGTGCCAGTGGTAAGTCCGTAGCGACTGCGTTCAAGGTTGTCATTGATATATTGCGTTATCCGTATGTTAATTGGTTAGTTGTAAGACAATTCCAGAATACACAGAAAGATAGTACGTTTGCCATTATCAAGTGGGCTGTTCATTACATGGGACTTGATGATTACTTCAAATTCACCGTTAGCCCGCTTGAAATAACTTACAAGCCAACACAACAAAAGGTGTTCTTTCGTTCAATGGACGACCCTTTGAAAATTACATCAATTACAACAACGGTTGGAAAGATATGCCGTAGTTGGTGGGAAGAAGCCTATGAGTTAAAAAGTGATGATTCATTCCAGACTGTGATTGAATCTATGCGTGGAGAGTTGCCTATTGGTGGCTTTTATCAGCATGTTATTACATTTAACCCTTGGAGTGACAAACATTGGTTAAAGCGTGAGTTCTTTGATGTCGATACAAGGCGCAACAATACATTAGCGTTTACAACCACATATAAGAATAATCACCACCTGAACGATGACTTTATCGAAGCTATGAAAGAAATGGTGGTGCGCAACCCTAATCGTGCAAAAGTTGCCGTGTTTGGTGACTGGGGTATATCAGAGGGGCTTGTGTTTGACGGTTTGTTTGAACAAAGAGACTTCACTATGGAAGAGATTGCTAAGCTGCCTAAATCAATAGGATTAGACTTTGGATTTAAGCACGATCCAACCGCTGGTGAGTTTATGGCAATAGATCAAACTAATCGAGTTGTTTATGTCTATGATGAGTTCTATCAACAAGGAATGCTCACACAGGCGATTGCGCAGGCATTAGCGCAACATAAGGCTTATGGCTTGCCAATCACAGCGGATAGCGCAGAGCAGCGTTTAACAACTGAATTAGCCAGTGTTTACGGTGTACCCAATCTACGTACGGCTGGTAAGGGTAAGGACAGTGTGATTCAAGGCGTGCAGTACATGCAGAGCTATCACTATGTTATCCACCCAAGAGTTAAAGGACTATTAAGTGAGATGAACACTTATGTGTATGACAAAGACAAGCTTGGTAATTGGTTGAACAAGCCGAAAGATGAAAATAACCATGCTATTGATGCCTTACGATATGCGATGGAGCCATTCACGTTTATGATTAATAATCACTACATGAGCTATCAAGAACGCGCACAAGCCGTCAAGAATTTAGGACTATAAAGGAGTTACAATGCAAAAGATTTTTAGTGATAATCAAAAAGCTAATTTAATCTATCAAGACAGCTTGGATAATCTGACGCCACAACGTGTTATGCAGTTTGTCAAACATCATAATCAGTATCAGAGACCACGACTTGAAAGGTTAGACGAGTATTACAAAGGGTTGAATGTTGGTATTTTAGAGCAGGAGAGCCGCCGTGTTGATGAAGACAAGGCAGACCACAGAGCTGTACATTCATTTGGTAAATACATTGCTGACTTTCAAACCTCGTTTAGCGTCGGTAATGCCATTTCTGTTCAACATGACGATGACACGAGACTTGATACAGTTGAAGACACCAACAACTTTGATGAGATTAACAGTGATCTATTCTTAGATATGACACGTTTTGGACGTGCCTATGAGTATGTGTACCGAGGACATGATGACATTGAACATAGTGTGGCACTAAACCCACTAGAAACGTTTATCATCTACTCACTAGATGTTGAGCCGCAACCAATTATGGCGGTGCGCTATCACTTGATTGATACCATTGATGATGATGTTATCTCAAACGAGTATCGTGTTGAGACGTGGACTTCAGCAGAATACACTAGCTACCAACCAACCTCAATTAATGGCACACCTGTACAAGATGAAACAAGTGAACTATACGTGTTCCCAATGATTGAGTACAAGAACAATAAATTTAGAATTGGTGATTTTGAGAACGTTATTCCGCTGATTGATTTATATGATGCAGCACAATCAGACACAGCCAACTACATGACTGATTTAAATGACGCTATGCTTGTCATCAAGGGTGATATTGATACATTGTTGCAAGGTTCAAGCATGATGAGCGGCATTGACCCAACAGACGAGAGTGCAGCAATGCAATTAGCGAAAGACAAAATGGAAATGTTGAAGTCCATGAAGTCGGCAAACATGTTGCTATTAAAGTCTGGCGTATCAATGACAGGGCAACAGACGAACGTTGATGCCGGTTATATCCACAAAGAATATGACGTAACTGGTACAGAAGCATACAAGGATAGGCTTGCACATGATATTCATAAGTTCTCACACACACCTGATTTAACAGACGAAAACTTTGCAGGTAATGCCAGTGGTGTTGCCATGAAGTATAAAGTATTAGGAACGATTGAATTAGCAAGTACCAAACGCAAGGCTTTTGAAGTCGGTTTGTACCAACGCTATAACATCATCAAAGCATTAGAAAATCTATCAGCAAGTGGCATGAGTGTAGATCCTAATGAGATTAGCTTTGTGTTTACAGATAACATGCCGGTTGATGACGTTACAACCATTGCACAAGTGGTTAGTGCAGGTGCTAGAGTGCCACAAGAGTATCTGTATCAGTTCCTACCAAACGTGACTGACCCTAGTGAAATTACTGATTTGTTAGCGCAAGAGCAGGCTGATATGACTTATCAATCACGAAAAAATAATGGTGTTTTGACTGATGAAGAATTAGCAAACGAGGCAACAAATGAGACCGAAACAAACTAATAAATATTGGGAAAACCGTCTCAAACAAGAGCAAGCGTACATGAATAAGGCTACGAATACTGATGATATTGTAAGACGGTATGATTTAGTCATTGATGACATTACACGCAAGATTGAAGCCGAATATGCAAGACTTGAATTGCGTGGCTTTGAACGCAATATTGTTGAAACTGCCGACATCGAAGCTTATGAACGTGAAGCTAAGGAGTTAGTGGCATATGCTAACAAATTGCGCGATAAGTTAGGCAGAAACGCCGCTAAAACAGACTTTACAGCCGAAGTAAACAGACGAATGAAAGTCTATAACGCTACAATGCGTATCAATAGACTGGAATATCTCAAATCACAGGTTGCACTATCGCTGGTTAAGGCTGGTGTTGATACTGATGTTGACCTGCAACAGGAGTTGTCAGACAAATATGTCGCCGAAAAAGCACGACAGGCTGGTATTCTAGCTTCAACAGTCGTACCAATGTCACACACTAAGCTATTTAATATAGTGGCTGCACAAGTGGACGGTGCTAACTTTAGTCAACGGATATGGCAGAACACAGACAGTTTAAAAGCTGAATTGGACGTGTTACTGACTAACAATATCATTCAAGGACAGAACTCTAATGTGATTGCAAGACGTTTGCGAAGCTTGTTAAACGGTCGATACAAAGATAACGCTAGGTATATCACCGAGAGACTAGCAAGAACAGAGTTTACACGAGTGATAGGGCAAGCGCAGAAAGACAGCTACCGTGAAAATGACATTGAGTATGTCAAGTGGATGGCTGAATCTGGTGCGTGTCGCTATTGTGTCGCTGCTTCAGAGGGTGGTTTACGAGGTGAAGGTATCTATAAAATAGATCATGAACCAAATTACCCTTTCCATCCCAATTGCCGCTGCAGTTTAGCAGCTTATTATGAATAACTTGAACACTGACGAAAGTTGGTGTTTTTATTTTGTCCTAAGCATGACATTAAAAGGCTGTTACATAGCGTGTATGGGTTGTTAGCGTGTCGTGTGTGGGTTTTTAATCGTGCATGGGGCAATATGAGCGCTAATCAACGTGTATGGACTAATACAAAGGAGAAATTATCATGACAGAACCAAACGAATCAACAGAGAAAGTTGAGCAAAATCAACAGGAAAACGAAGAGACTAAGACATTAACGCAGAGTGAACTTGACAGCTTGATGGATAAGCACACTGCAAAAGTCTTGGAAAAACAAAAGGCTGACTTTGAAAAACAGTTGGCTGAAGCAATTCAACAAGGTAAGACAGAGGGCGAGAAGTTGGCTACAATGTCCGCTAAAGAAAAGGCGGAAGAAGAGTCAAAACAACGCCTTGCAGACCTTGAAGCACGTGAAAAAGAGTTAAACCAGCGTGAATTAACTGTCAACGTATCAAGCCTGTTGAAAGAACGTGAATTGCCTACTGATTTAGCTGAATCGTTGGTTAAACTTGGCAATGCTGATGAAATCTCAACCGTTGTTGACAGCTTACAACAAGCAATTCAACAAGGTATCAACGATGGTGTTAAAGACCGTCTACGTCAAGACCCACCAAAGAATGATGCAACAAAAATCAATGGTGATATTGGCAAGGTGGAATTTAACGCTATGACCGCAGCAGAACGTGTTGCTTTTGCGAAGAGCAACCCAGAACAATTTAAACAGATTACAGGAGAATAAATAAATGTCTAACACATTAACAAAACTAGCAGATTTGGTAAACCCAGAAGTATTGGCACCACTCGTGTCATACGAATTTAAGCAAGCGATGCGATTCACACCGTTGGCAAGTGTTGACACAACACTGCAAGGACGTTCAGGTGACACATTGAAGTTCCCGGCATTCACTTACATTGGTGACGCAAAAGACGTTGCAGAAGGTGAAGCAATTCCATTGGATAAGCTTGGTACAACGACTAAGAGCGTTACTATCAAGAAAGCTGCCAAAGGTACAGAGATTACAGATGAAGCAGTATTGTCTGGATATGGTGACCCTGTTGGCGAATCTACAAAACAATTAGGCTTGGCAATCGCTAACAAGGTTGATAATGACATCTTGGCTGCCGCATTGACAGCTTCACAAACAGTTAAGTTTTTTGCAACATCAGACGGTATTCAATTAGCGTTGACACTATTTGCAAAAAATAATGATCAAGATGATTCACCTGTTGTAGCTTTGTTTAACCCAGCAGATGCAGCAGCATTGCGCAAGGCAGCACGTGCAGAAAATACAGGTTCAGACGTTGCACAAAATGCTTTGGTAAATGGTACTAAGTTTGAAGTGCTTGGCGTGCAAATCATCGAATCTAACAAGGTTACAGCAGGACAAGCTATCTACATTAAGGTAAACCCAAGTGTTCCAGCTTTGAAATTGGTTATGAAGCGCGCGGCAGAAGTGGAAAACCAACGCAACATCATCAACAAGACTACTGTGTTGACTGCCGATGAACATTACACAGCTTACTTGTACGACCCAACAAAGGTTGTTGTAGCAAAAGGCTGAGGCTAATGGTATTACATTAAGTCAAAAGACAGCAACAATTAAAGTTGGTGCAACTAAGCAAGGGGCGGCTATTAAGGAGGTGATGATTTGAAACTTAGCGATTTAAAAACTATGCTACAAATCAAAGATAATAAGCGTGATGATATTCTCAATCTTATTATCAAAAACACAATGCAAGCATTGTCATTTAAATTAGGTTTAAAGGCTAGTGTCCCTATCCCTGATGTCTTAGACTATATTGCACTTGAAGTGTCTGTAAAGCGCTACAATCGGCTTGCTAACGAGGGTATGAGTTCATATACCCAAGAGGGACAAAGAATTACATTTAGCGCAAATGATTTCGATGAATTTGCAAACGATATTGATGCTTGGAAAGATGAAAACGGCGTGAAAGATAACAATTCAGGTCGTTTTTTGTTTTTGTAGGTGGTGACATGAGATTTCCAGACAATATTCAGTTTTATTCAAACGTTAAAGAACACTATGACCCAAAGGTTGGTGATTATGTAGGCGGTCCTGAATTAGTCGGTGAGGCAATAGCTAATGTTACTGAAACCGGCACAGAAACCAGCGTGCAGGACTTCGGCGACATCACCACCAAAAACCTTGTTATACGGCTTGTAAATGACGTTGACTATAAATGGGCGTATCTCACTGTGAATGGCTTAGCACAGAAGTATAAGCCAATTACAACGAGGAAGCCATTGAAGAATAACACGTTGATTGTAGGTGAGATGAATGAGTAATATAAGTTTTTCTGTTACTGGCGTTGATAAGTTAAGTAAAGAACTGTTATCTCGTGCATCGGCTGGTGACATCAAGAGTGTTGTCAAACGTAACACCACACAAATGCAGCAACAAGCTATGTCTAATGCTTCAAGTGTATATACAAAGGGGTATTCAACCGGCGATACAAAGAAAAGCATTGGTATTTCATTCAAGGATAGCGGTATGAGCGGTGTAGCTGGCTTAGGTATGGAGTATAACCAATATACCGAGTTGGGTACTCGTTTCATGGCTGCTGAACCATTGCTAAAACCTGTGTTCAATAAACAAAAGACGGTATTTAAGTCAGATTTGGAGAAGTTACTCAAATGATTAGTCCACAAAAAATACTGTTCGATACTTACTACGACTTGTTACAGAGTGACGGCTACAATGTCTATGATTATTTACCGCTTGAAGATGAACCGGTTGATTATCCAATTGTGGTGATTGGTAACACACAACAAACCAGTGCAACAACTAAGTATTCACGCAATGACCATGTGTTCTTAACAATTGACGTATGGGGCAGTAAGAAACAACGCAAAAAAGTTAGTGAAATAGCTGATTATATTTACAATCTGGCGATTGGATATATTAAAACAGACAACTACACATTTTATGGGCAAGCAAACCAGCAAAGCATGCAGATGTCTATTGATACATCAGTGCCAAATACAACGTATCAGCGCGCTAACATACAACTAGAATTTACAGTAGATTAAAGGAGATTATTTAATGACATTATCAACATTAAAAGGTGTCAACGCAGTAGCGTTCGCACGCAAATTGAGTGACGCTGCAAAAAAACCAGCCGACCTTATCCCATGGCAAACATCATTGTCATTTGACCCATCACGAGACAGTGACTCAACTGTTACAAAAGATGGCAACGTTAATACACAATCAAGTGTTTCAACAGACCTTGAAATCGAGTTTATTAACAACACATCAGCGATTGCTGACGCATTCTATGACAGTTTGCTAGATGGCGACAAGATGGAATTTTGGATCGTACACAAAGACCGCAAGAGTGCAGATGGCAAGTATTTCTCATGGTATGTACAAGCATCTGTATCAGAAGACAGCAACGACAACGATGCTGATGATAACTCAACTCGTGATGTTACATTCTCTGTTGACGGCACACCAAAGCGTGGCTGGACTGCACTAACAGAACAACAGTCAAGTGACGTTGACTATGTATTCCGCGGTTTGGATAAAGTTGCAGGTACCGGTCTTAAAGAAACCAATGGCGGTAAAGCTTGGGTTAAAGAGACTGACGGCGGCGTGAATGGTGCTCCGTCCGTTACGTCAACTGCAGTATAGCAGCCTGAGGACATTGATTAAATAACACAAGGACAGAGACGATTGAAGTGAGACGATAAAAGGAGAAATCATGCAAGTTAAAATCAACAATAAAGAAGTAGAATTGAAGTTCGGTGTGAAGTTTGTTCGTGAATTGGATAAGGTGGCAGGTCTGGACGTGAATGGTGCTTCATTTGGTATGGGACTTACAAAGTCTATCCCAGCACTTAACACAGCAGACCCAGCCGTATTGGCAGATGTTATTTATTCAGCTGCTTCAACCAACAAAGCATTCCGTCCATCACAAGATGATGTCGATAACTTTATTGATGACTATGATGGCGACCTTGAGAAATTGTTTGATGACGTGACTAAAGAAATGTCAGCAGCTAACGCAATCAAGGTGGCTTTAAAAAACGTACAAGCCTAGATGATGAGGACACAGGAGAATACAAAACTAGTGAGCAAACATATCATGAAATTGTATTGAACAGCCTCACTCGTCTAGGCTTTTCTGTGTATCAAATGTACGAAATCGAGACTATGACGTTGCCTGATTATCAATTAGCTATGGAAGCATACGCAATTAAACAGGCTTTGAGACGTGAAGACATAGCTTTACACGCTTGGTATAACCAAACTGTACAAGCTACAAAAGGTAGTGACAAGCACCCTAAACCACGTTATCAAAAGTTTAGTGATTTCTACAATACAGCAGAACAAGAAGATGAAATACGTGCAAGTTTTGAGAGTGATTACACTTCCGAATTGACACGTAAACGAGAAGAAGAGGCGCTTATTCAACAGCGTTTCGCAAAGCTTCAAGAATTAAAACAAAAGAGGAAAGGAGGACAATAAATGGAAAGTTATTCAGTGCAGGCTGTGTTGTCTGCGGTTGATAAGAATCTGAGTTCAACGTTTGGAAAGGCAGCTCAAGCTGCGTCTGATTTTGAAAGCAAATCAAAACAATCTCTTGAGAACGTTGGTAAATTCATGACCGTTGCCGGAGCGGCGGTTACCGCTATTGGAATAAAAAGTGTCAACAGTTTTGGGGATTTTCAATCTTCCTTGAACAAAGCGGCCGTTATTGCTGGAGGCACTTCAAAAGATATTCAAGGGTTAGCTGATGTCGCTAACCACATGGGTGCAGTTTTACCCATAAGTGCACAAGATGCCGCAGATGCTATGGTTGCAATGGCTCGAGATGGCGCGTCGCTTGGAACAATAAAGAAAGAATTTCCTGCTATTGCTGAAGCTGCTACTGCTGCTGGCGCCGATTTGCAGACAACCGCTAGCGTTGTTCAACAATCAATGAACATCTGGGGCGACTCGTTGGAAAGCCCTCAACAAGCGGCTGCTATTTTGACGGAAACAGCTAACTTATCTAACGCCTCAATTGAGGATATGCAGCAAGCATTGGCTACAATTGGCGGTACAGCATCTAATGCCGGAATCAGCATGACTGATACATCTGAAGCTATTGGATTGCTGACCAACAAAGGTTTCAGTGCTGCACAGGCATCATTGGATTTAAACCACGCATTACTTCTTATGCAAGCTCCATCTGATAAAGCAGCAAAGCAAGCAGCTGCTTTAGGTCTTAATTTCAATGACGCACAAGGTAATATGAAGCCCTTGCCGCAATTATTAAATGAAATAGCAGATTCAATGGACGGTATGTCCTCATCTGACAAGGCGGCTGCATTAAAGACTATGTTTGGTTCATCTGGCATGGCTGCCATATTGCCTTTGATGAAATCTATCAAAGATAAGACCGACAATACCACTACCAGTTGGGACGCTTATAGCAAGGCTATGCAAGCTGCTTCTGGTGATACGGCAACCGCCACTTCATTTCTTAATAATCAAGCTAACGAAATGCAGAAAAACTTGGGGTCAAAGATTGAACAAGTTGGTGGTAACTGGGAAGCATTAAGAAACGCCGCAATGGCAGGGAGTGCCGGTGTTATTTCTAGTATTGTTGACATGATGAGTAGCACATTGGAATGGGCTACTACATCTAACAGTGCAATAGGAAGTGGAATAAGAACTTTCTTGGGATTGTCTCCAATTATAGGTGCAGCGACTCTAGCAACAGGGTCGTTTTTAACTGCTGCAACTAGAATAGGCAGTGTTATGAGCACTGTTGGAACAGCATTAAAGGCATTGTTTATAAGCCCACTAGGTCTTGCCTTATTGGCAATAGCTGCATTAGTGTCCGCTTTTGTCTACGCCTATAACACTAGTGAACAGTTTAGAAAGACTATTCAAAACTTAGCTAACTCGTTTAAAACAGCGCTAGCGCCTGCGTTTAATTTTATTAAAAACACGGTTATGTCGTTTGTCGATACTGCCGTTTCTGGGTTCAAAAGTTTTGCTGATAATGCCATTAGGTCATTTTCTAAGGTGACAACTGGAATGAACTTTAATAAACTTTCAGATACAGTTGTTGTGGTTTTTAGCACTCTTATGGATATCGTTATAGCATTTGGTAATATCGTTACTTCTGTTATTACCGTTATAAGTAACACTGGATCAATTAAATCGTCTTGGCTGTCTGTCGGTTCTGTTTTATCAGCTGTAGAAACCGTTATTGGGGTAGTTAGAGATTCGGTGGTTTCGTTAATCACTGGATTTTTGTCAACAGGAGCCATACAATCGGCTTGGAACGCGGTTACAGCTGTAATCGGAGCTGTTGTTTCAATTGTTTCTGCGTTATGGTCAGTTATTAAATCTACAATACAATCATTTGGGGGTGTCGGAACAGCTGGTCAGGTATTTGTAAACGTTGGTCAATTCATTGGTAATGTTGTAACAATCATAGGAACGGTTATAACAGCAGTGGCTAATTTTATTTCTGCTGCTATGAAAATACAAGTAGTCAGAGATATTATCCAAGCTGTCATTGTAACAGCTGGCGCTCTATTGGTTGCCTTTAAGGCTTATTCAATCGTTGTAACCGTCATAACAAGTGTTAAGTCGGCTATCGAAACAGCAAGAATTGCAATGATGCTATTTAACGCAACCCTAGTCGCCAATCCTATAGGATTGGTAGTCACCGCCGTTGCCGCCTTAGTAGCCGGTCTGGTTTATTTCTTTACAATGACTAAAACAGGTCAGGCGCTATGGGCTGGGTTTGTGTCGTTTTTACAGTCATCTTTAGCTAATTTGGTTTCTATATTTCAAGACATTTGGAATACAATCCTGATTGTCGTACAAACAGTTATATTAGGCATACAAATGGCTTGGGTCGGATTAGGTGTTCTGCTTGGTGCACTATGGCAAGGAATTGTAGTTGTATTTAGCACAATTTGGAACAGAATAGTCGCAGTAGTTACTGCTATCGTCAATGGAATTGTAGCTGCTTGGAACTTTCTAGCGCCTTACCTATCGGCGGCATGGCAAGCAAACGTCATTTTGTTTACTACAATATGGAATGTGTTGGTAACGGTAATCACGACAATCGTTAATGATATTGTGGCTGTTTGGAACGGTTTCGCTGGAATTATAAGTGCAATATGGAATGGTATTGCGGGGGTGGCAACGGCAATATGGAACATAATATTAACGACTATTACAACGATAGTAACCACAACCGTTAATGTTGTATCCTCCATATGGAACGGATTGATAGCGATCGCTTCAGGAATATGGAATACGGTATCGTCTGTCGTCTCTTCGGTTTGGAGCGCGATTGTTAGTATTGTTAGCTCGATGGCAAGTAATGCTGTAAATACACTACAATCAATTTGGTCTGCCATAGCAGGAGTTGTTTCATCTATTTGGAATTCAGCCAAAGGGATAATTTCTGGAATATGGAGTGCGATTGTTTCTGTAGTTTCATCAATGGCAAGCAATGCTTTTAATTCACTTCGTGGCGCTTGGAGTGGAGTATCAGGATTTGTAAGTGGATTGTGGAATTCAGCAAGAAGTGCAATATCTGGTGCTTGGAGTGGAATAGTATCGACAATTAGAAGCATGGCAAGTAATGCATTTGGTAGTTTGCGTAGTGCTTGGGGCGGTGTTGTTGGTTGGGTTTCTGGAATATGGAACAGTGTTAAAGGCGCAATTATGGGAGCGATGAACTTTAGTTTGTTTGGTGCTGGTCGAGCGATTATGAACGGATTCTTAAATGGTTTGAGGTCTGTTTGGGGATCTATAACTTCATTTGTTGGTGGCATAGCTTCGTGGATAAGGCAACACAAGGGTCCTATCCAGTATGACCGTAAGTTACTTATCCCAGCTGGTAACGCAATCATGAATGGTTTGAACGCTGGAATGGTTGATAACTTCAAGACAGTACAGAAAAACGTCAGTGGCATGGCTGGAAGTATCTTAGACGCAGCCACAAGCGTTGGAAATCTAGCAACAAATGCCATTGGAGACCCTATCAACGCTTTGAATAATAACATTGGTGGTTCGTACTCAAGTGTGATGACGTTAGATCATACAAGTACGACACAACCAGCTAATATCACAATCGGCTTTGATAAGCATGGTTACACTGCTTATGTTGATGACATTAACAATCAACAGGGCAAAACGGCGCTATTAAAGAGAAATAATAGTGTTCAACTATAACAGAAAGGAGGACACACATTGAGCTTATATGAATTTACGGACCTGACTGTTGGGACTTCGGCAGTTTCATTGCCAAGTGAATCTATCACGTTCAACGGTCATAAATTGGATAGTGAGTTAGTGGGCTATCAAACTCTCAACGTTGAGGGGCGGTCAAGCTTCACAAGGTCATTATCCACGGCTACTGGTCTGGCAGACGGTGACTTATTTTTATCGTCAAGGATAGAATCAAACAAAATCAGTGTGAAGTACATGATTTCAGCTAAAACAAATAGCGATTTCAATACCTTAAACGATACCTTAAACAAGTATCTACAAGGCAATGAAGTCGCTTTTAATTTTGCAGATGAACCTAATTACACGAGATATGGCACGGTAACTGCTAACAACTTGGATAATGCTGGTCAATTATCAACGACCGGTGTGTTTGAAATTACGATGTCAGATCCATACAAGTACGGCGCTACAAAGAATGCGTCTGGTACAACGTCTATAACCGTTTCTGACGCGTCTTTAAGCTTTGCACAGGGATTTGACGCGATCGTCTTAACCAATAGCGCAGATGTCTCTAAAATCGTTCTAACAGTTGACAGTTGCAAGTTGACATTGGTTGGATCGTTCAAGGTGGCTAATGTATACACAATCGACTACACAAAAAAGACGGTCACAGAATTTACACCAAGCACCAATGTTAAAAAGTCAGTTAATGCAACAATCGACATCAACAACAGCAATATTTTTGAAGCCAAGATTAAAAATGGCACGAAAATTGCTAGTACACAGGCAAGTTCAATTGTGTTGTCTTATCGGGTGAAAGCACTATGATTTATATTTTTGATAAAACGCAAGCAATTATAAAGGTGCTGACCAATGATGATTTCACGGCAGCACATCTAAACTTTAAAATTAACACGGCAACAACGTTTGAGTTCTCACTACCTGCAAGCAAGGCGTTGCCAAGCGGTTCAAAGTATGTGGCGACACCGCACCCATTAAACGACAGCAAGTTTATTATGTTGCGCTTGACCGAACGTGTTGATAAAACCGAAACAATCGACTATTCAGCCTATGAGTTGGCTTATCAAGAGCTGGCTACTGATGGTTATATTGAAGATAAGCGACCACAAAATCAGAGTGCATTGAATCTGATGAAAATTGCACTCGATGGGTCTAATTGGGAGCTTAACAACGTCAACGTTTCTGGCACAGCGACAACTAATTTCTATTACGTTGACCGATTAAGCGCCATCAGCAAAGTTGTAGACCTGTTAGGTGGTGAGATTGTATTTTATATTGAGATACAAGGAAACGCCATCAGCGGGCGTTATATGGACTATCTAGCGCGTCAGGGAGCAGATACATCAAAGGTGTTTGCAAGTGGTTCAAACTTACTAACAGTTGAACGACAAAGCGATACATCGAACATCTACACGGCTATCCTGCCACGCGGTAAGGGTAAAGAAATTGACAACGGAGATGCTGATACTCCAGACGGTTATGGTCGCAGAATTAACATTGCTGATGTTGAATGGAAGAGGTCAGCTGGTAAACCATTAGATAAGCCAAAAGGCTCAATCGTTCTATCAGACCCAGACGCTACGGCTGAGTGGGGACAGATTAACGGTAATGCTAGGCTTTTGCTACAAACGTATGATGATATTGATGATGTCAATGTTTTAATCAATTCAGCATATAAAACTCTGCAATCTGTTAATCACCCACAAATTCAGTATTCTGCTACGGTTGCTGATGTTGGTGGTCTATCACTTGGCGACACAGTCTTAATCATGCACGGTGATAGAGACTTGAGTTATAAGACACGTGTGTTTGAGGTTAAGTATGATCTGTTATCACCAGACCAAACAGAATTGTCACTTGGTGATGATTTAAGTTCAAATAGTATCACTTCGCAACTCAACAGCTTGAACGCCGTTGCAGACACTACTAGCAGTCAAACACAGTGGACGATTAATCAAATTGGGAGACCGGGAACAACTTATGGCGCAACAGCTCCCGATAGTCCAAAGGTTGGTGACATCTGGTTTAAATACTTAGCAGATGGCGGTACTGAAATATACCGCTGGAATGGTGATATATGGGAGTTACTCGCTTCACCAACCACCGCTGATGACATAGCCACTGCTGTAAATGAAGCAGTCACACAAGCCAAAGCACACACTGATGAAGTGAAGCAAGGCCTGTCAAGGGATATTGCAACAGCAAAGTCACAGGCAACTTCACAAGCTAGTACAGCAGAGGCGAATGCTAAGAGTGAAGCAACGTCTCTATTCAATCAAGCACAGAATTATGTCAATGAAGCTAAGAGTGATATTAACGACACCATCAATGCACTTAGTGTCGGTGGTAGAAACCTACTATTAAACTCAAAAACTTTATCATGGGGTGTAGGCGCCAATGATACTACGACGTCAACCACGGTTGGTTATGATAGCACCACAAATATGTGGCATATAACATCACCAAAGGGTGGTTCAGCGTACGCTGGTATATTTTTTGGACAAGCTGGTAACGTCAGTAATTTAATTACAAAAGGGCAACAATGGGCATTTAGTTTTGATATTAAAGGCACTGGAGTTTATTCAGTAGTTGGTGTTGAAGGCTCGGCTCCGTTTAATAGTCTGTCTGGAAATGTTCCTACAGACTGGGCTAGAGTTTCTTCGACAGGAACAGCTACTGGTACAAATTCCATTATTATCTACTTTAATAGTATTGATGTTGCTTTAGATGTATATATTAAATTGCCTAAGTTAGAAACAGGTACTATACCAACTGATTGGACGCCTGCACCTGAAGATGTTGTACTAGACTACACAACTAAAGATAACAAAATCAAAGAAACCATCTCACAGTATCAGGAGACTAACGATGGCCATGTTTCTAAATTACAAACGGATGTCACAACCGCTTTGGGGCAAATAGAAACAAAGATATCACAGACAGATTTTAACCAAAAGACTGGTGAAATATCACGCAATGCAAATGAAGCTAAAGATACTGCTGATAAGGCTATACGCACCATTGGTGAATATAAGACAAGCAATGATAAACGAGTTGAAGTAGCTGAAATCAGTATAGAACGAACTGCTAACGCTATCACTGAAAAAGTTTCTAAAACAGATTATGACAAGAAAACTGGTGAGCTGTCTCATGACCTTAGTGAGTTAAAACAAACAGCAGAAGGTTTTGAGGAAACCGTTACAAAGGTCGCTAATCTTGCTGTCGGTGTAAAAAACCTAGTCAGACAATGGAGCGGTAAAAATGCTTCTGACACTAGCAGACCGTATATAAATGATGTTAATAATACAGGTGTTTACAACACTAAAGGCAACATTTATACACCAGACGGTCTCTTTTTACAGATAAACGATCCAAAATCAGAGATGTATTACTCATTGGTTAATGCTTGGACGCCGCTTTCACAACTACCAATGTTAGAAGCTGGTAAAACATACACAATCGGTGTGGATATTGTTGGTTCATTTGACTACGTTGCTTTTAGAATATCAGATGTGTGGTATAACCCACAGCCAATTAATCATACAAAAATTACACGTGTTTATCAGCAGTTCACAATACCGGCGGATGCGACACAATTTTATTTGAGAATAAACGCCTCAACGAATGTCGCGGGCGAAACTAATTTTGTTAATGATCAAGCTATGATTATTCGTAACATTGCATTATATAATTCGACAGTAGAATCAGACGGTGCGCCGGCCCCAGAAGATATAGAATCATCCATTGCACAAGTGAAAATCACCGCAGACGGTATCAACAAATTTGTGCGTGATTCAAGTGGTAACATCTCATCTGACTTCCAAACAGCGTTGAGCAAAACGTCTATCATCACAGGTAGCACGTTAGCCACAAGTATTCAGAAACAGACAGCGACACAGATAAGTTCAGCACTGACAGACAACAACGGTAAGATTATTAGTTTAATCAATCAGGATAGTTCTGGTGTTCAAATTGCTGGTAAGAATATTGTATTAGATGGTAATACAACGGTTACTGGTGACTTCTACGCTAAAGGTGGTAACTTCAAAAACCTTAATGCTTCAAATTTAACCGTTGGAACGTTAAACGGTAACCAAGTGAATATCACGAACATCAACGCTGATAACATTGTATCTGGTGCTATTTCGGGTGCTAACTTGAACATCAATTTGAATACAGGTTCAGTCGTGTTTCAAAAGGGTAGAATTAACAGCTCTGATTACACGACAGACATTAATATCGACAAAGGATATATCTCAACAGCGAATGGCAATACTAGAGCATTGCTGACACAAGGTAAATTACAATTAATTGACCCAACTTTTTTTAGTCCACAAACAAATCCATACTTAGAGATATCAAATAATAGTGCTGGGCTTAATGGAATGTCAGCTTTGATTAAAGCAAGAGATTCTTTGACGGTTTCTATCAATGGATATGATGACAGAGGGTTTGACACGCCAGTGTCTACCGAAACATTTGTCGGGTTAAATATAGGTAAATATAACAATAAATTGATGGCAACTAAAATAGGTGGAGCGGAACAGGGAGTCATAATTTCAGGAGGAAAACAGTTCACTATTGAAGGTTATGGAGACACTCCCTATATATACGTTGGTTCAGATAGTAGCGGGCGTTCCCAAAATGGAGATAGAGTATCTATTCATGCTAGTTATTTCCATTCTCCATCAACATATTTAAGGACGACTTCTGGTTCAGCGAATGTGGTTGTGGCGGCAGATGGCGCATTAGTTAGGTCATCATCAGCTCGTAAATACAAGCTTGATATAAAAAATAATATCCCAATAGCCGACTCTCTAAAACTGATTGATGTACCGCTATCAACTTGGGTTGATAAGCACGAACACGATGAAAATGGCTCTAATGAACGTTACTTCGGTATGATTGCCGAAGATTTGCGTGACGCAGGGTTAGAATACCTAGTTCAGTATGGTGATGATAACGAAGTTGAGGGAATTAACTATGACCGTGTCGCTTTATTGTTGATACCGTTAGTCAAAGAATTAAAAGAACGCATTGAAGAATTAGAAAGCGGAGGTAAATAAAATGAAACCAGATTTAAATTCAGTAGTACAAACGTTATTGCAAGAAAATGCTAACTTGACTTTGCAAAACGCACAGTACAAGTCACTTGTTGAGCAATACGAGAACCAAGCTAAAGAAAAGGAGAAATAATCATGAATATGACAGTTGGAGATTTACAATTTAGTTTCGTTGGCGGTAAGTTGACATTGAAGTACGCGTCAGTATCATTTAACGCCGGCGCGTTCCCAAATAGCTTGAATGGTAATTTGCAGGTGACACCAGAAGACGGCGTTAGCATGACATCATCAGAAAATGACATCAAGGCGGCAGCTAAGAAGAAAATTCAAGCGCTTATCGCAGAAGTTCCGACAAAAACAACGGAGGTATAATATGGCATTTCCACACGATTTGTTGGGTTGGCTAAGTGTGGGGTCTATTCTTCTGGGAG